GCGATGGTGCGCGAAATCAACTTGCGCATCCTTGCGGATTCTCGCCCAGCCTCCGCTTCCTCGCGCTGCCCTTCAGCGGTTGCCCGTCCCTGTTCCGCTTCAATGCGCTCGCTTTCCGCGCTGTCGCGTTCTTCCTCTGCGGTATGCCGCGCTTGCTCCGCTTCAACACGCTCGTTCTCCGCTTCCTTGCGCTGCCCTTCCGCTTCCTCGCGCAGTCCTTCTGCCGTATCCCGCTCGCCCTCCGCCTCCGTCACATTCACATCTGTGTGTTTCAGTTCCGTCACGGCCTGCAAAGCTTCGCTCATCCAATCCTGATAAACCGTTGGCATTTCCGCCGCCTCGCCATGGCTTGCGCGCACATATCCGCGTAACACAGCGCTTCGCTTTTCCAGCCCGTCGCTGATACCCCTCAATACAATGTACTTTTCTCCCGGGGTTTGGGTAACATCCCTGCCGATAACCCACGTAAGCGTGCTTTCCTGTTCGGCAACGCCGCTTGGCAAGAAAGCGCTGGAAAAGCCAAGATTGCTTTTACTGGCTATGCTGATGCCGCAAACAATGCCGGGGTATGCCGTTTGCCATGCAGATATATCAAAGACTAGGCTGGTAACGCCGTATTCCCACTGGTACCCTAACGCAAGCGTTTCACCAGGCGGCCTGTTTACATTAATCGCGCCCATTCCCACCCCTTCTTTCTATCGTTATCACGCGTTAAAAAGGGAGCCTTTCCGTCTCCCTTTCTTCACGCTTCTCTCTCATTGCCCCGCTCGCTATGGCGGCAGGACGAACAAACGTACCTGCAAAAGTAATGGTCATAAAACGATATGCATCCACACTTTTCACAAACGATCATTTTCATGGCGGTACACCTCCGCATGCCTACGGCATCACCACATAAGCAGATCGGAAGCCCAGCCACTCTTCGGTTTGTTCTCGGGTGTTGCGTAGATCAAAAGCATGGATACCGCCGCGGTATTGTTGTGTGTAATCGCCGCCGCGTGTGGCCATACGCGTTCCATTGTTACGCATGTATACCGACCCGCTTGCGTACCCAGCTTCAGATTCCGGCATTAAACCTAGCGCCAGCAGTAATGCGGGAATACTCACGCCCCCCTGTGCTACTAGCCATGTCATGCCATTCCAGCCAAAAGGCGCATCGGTAGTCTGCTGATACGTCAGCGTTTTCACCAAATGGAAAAATGCGCCACCCTCAGCCTCTCCATGCGCGCTTATGTAGTCATACTTCAGCGTCAACGCGGTACCAGGTTCCACCAATGTTCCATTCTCCAGTATCGCTTTCCACTGGGGGCTGTCCGCGGCCTGGCTGTTAAAGGGGTCTGCTGCATCGTTGTTTGCAAGCACCTGTATTTCCCCGTTCACCAGTCGCAGCCCGCCCACCCACTCTTGAACGTTCCCGTTCAAATCCCAAATGCCATCTTCCGCCCAGTTGTGGCTCCACGTAATGCCTCCACTGCCCGTGGCCACGCGCAACGTCTGACCTTCACTTTGCAGGGTAGGCACGGCAAAGGCTTCGCTTTCGTAGGCGCTTTTACCGTAGTCATCATTCCCATAGGGATATCTTCTGTTGGGTGGGTCAATGTTTTTCCGTACCCACAAGGCAACGGCAGCCCATTCCGCATTGGTCATCAGGTGATAGCCCTCGCCCTTGGCTTCGCAGGCAGCGCGCGCAGCGTCAAAATCCACCATTGCGGCAGGGTCGCGCATGGGCAGGCTGTAGGCGCGGCCGTGCTGGATAATGTTCTGGTATTTACTTACGTAAATCGCGTCTACCTCCACACCGTTGATGATGAACGCTGGGTGCGTAGCGCTGCCGCCACCCGTCAGCACATCCCCCAGTGTAAACTTGGGAATGCGCACATATACGCCCGGTTCGCCAAGGTCATCCAACAGCACAACGTTATTCTGCGTAAGGGAGGTCACTGCTGTTTCCATCAACTCATAATTACTCATGGCTATCCTCCGTTTTGATCGGCGTGTTCAGGATGGCTTCCGCTTCATCCTGGGTAATCCATTTGCCTATGGCATTGCGCACGCGCGTTTCACGCCATGCGCCGCTGGTCCACAGCTCCAAAATCAATGCGTACTGTTTGCTTTGCTTACTCATCCAACTGCACCCCCGTCATCATGGCTATATAGAGGATATCCGCACGGTTACGCTCCTCCAGTGTCAACACAGGCGCCGTTTTTTGTACCTCCAGCGGCGCAAGTGTGCCCGTAAACACACGAATACCGCCTTGCACCGTGCCCGTATCATCCAGCCCTTCCAGTCGATACGCATGCGCATGCGTTATGTCAAAATCCTCTGGAAAATCGTACAAAAACTCCCCGTCTCCGCAGCCATAGCAATCACTGATTGCTTCAATGCGTCCTGTGTCCGCGTGTACCCGTACATGTCTGATCATTGGTATGCGGTCTCCTTTCCATGCTTACAGGTATAACAATCCCTGATCTGCTACGCCAAATATTTCTGAAATGGTTTGGTCGGAATACGTTCCTACCGATGCCCCCGCCGCCAGCGTCACAGCCTTGCACCCTGTCAAGGTAAGTGTTGTGCCGCTCAGCGTAGCGCTGAAAAACTGCACATACAGGCTCCCAGACACCAGAAACGGCATCCCCCCGCGAAACGTGTTGTTGCGATAGGAGCAGGGTATCAGAGAATCGCCGATGCGAACCAGTAGCGTGCGGTACTTGGCGATATGAGGCACCGTGATATTACCACTGGCCCATGATCCGCTCCATATCGGCTTAACAATTTGCGCTTTGTCCGCCTCGTTGAACGCCGTAATGCCCGTGTTGCTCGCCGTCACCAGCCGGATAACCAGAATTCGAACCTGCAAATTGGTTGTCGGCGCTATCTCGCACTCAAACGAAATGGCGATATTCCCGCCGCTGGTTGCGCTGGCACTGCTTTTGGCTCGAACGTACGCGGTATGGTATGCGGTACGGTGTGCAGCAATCGGACGCACGTATATGGCCGCGGGGTAATCAATGGGAAAAGATTCACTGGTTATATTCTCGAAGCCCGCGCCGGAGGTTGTCCAGTTTGCGGCCAGCAAGGTGCCTTCATACACCATTGCCTTGTGGCCTGCAATCAACGCTGCGTTGGTGTCGATGCCACGCGCCTTGGTCATGGTCATGCGCACCTGCGCCACCAGCATGGCCACTGCGTTCATCAGCGAACCCATGCCTGTTTCCATTCGGTTTAACCGTGCCGCGTTCACTGGCGTGCCCGGTTCATATACCTCACCGGGGTCAGGGGTAAGGGTCAGGCTCTGTTCGTCTTGGTCAAGGTATCGGTTTGGGTTGGCTACACTTCGGTTTTTCCAGAATTCTCTGATAAACATGCTTCCCATTCCCTTCTTGCCCTACGCGGCAGTAATCTCGTATTCGATGCGGTATAGCAGATCCTCAGTTTCGCCTTCCCGCTCAATGGCTTCAGTGTGGATGGCTACAATATCGCCATTTGCGTTCTTCAGTCGAACCCCCATCAGCGGTTCTCCTGCTGCAAGCGCCTGTGGAACGGTTACCATCACAACAATCGTTTCCCCGACTGTCTGCACATACATTTCGGCGCTGTGCCAGGCATCCAGCAACTGCACTTCAGCGGTTTTGATACGGCTGCGCAGCAGCGCGCGCAGCTCTTGAAGCGTACCTTCCTGTACCATTGTTAATCCTCCAATGCTAAGCTGTATTCATCGCCACACAAAAACCATCCGCAAATGGGATAGCGCAGCTTGGTCGTTTGATGTTCGCTGGTTACTATAATCTGTTTCTGCACAGCAACCACAAAGCTTTCCAGTACGCTTCGCAGGGGCTTAACCACCCGCACGGCATTGCGCGCCCAGCGTGCTTTCTCCGGCGTGTAGTTGCCCTGAACAATAATACGGAAATGATGAAGCGCCCCGCCGTATTGCCAGTATTCCTCAATGCGGCACTGATCAAAAACGCCCAGCAGCAGCAGCTTCAACGCGGATCGTGTGCCGATGCAGGCGCGTATCGTTTCCGCGTTGCGCACCCATCCGCGCTTGGTTTCCACATCCGCCTGAAAGTTGTACCAAGGCACAGCGCTTTCCCATGCAAGTTCATCCAGCGCCCACTCCGGCATGGTGTTAGCGTCAGTCAGTAGCGCATCGGCAAGGGCTACGGCATCTGCAAACTGGCGCAGTGCCGTTTCAATGGCTGCGGCCATTGCTTTGCCGTCCTGCTCATCGTGTAAATGCGCAGGCAGCAGGTCTTTGATGGCAAATTCCAGTGTTTTCATAACAAGCCCCTTTCCCGCGCAGGTTTAGCTTACCTCCGGCGTAAGTGTGATGCTGCCGCTCATGTACTGGCTTTCCAGTATCTCGGTATAGTCCAGCGGCTCGCCATCTACGTGGCTGGCGCCATCAAAAACCACACGCGTTGCACCGGCGCCATACAACTTTGCCATCAGCACATACGGGTCAAACGGCTTGCCCAGTTTGCTTTCCTGCTCCAGCTTATAAGCGGCACTAGCCGCCGCCACGGCTACAGCCACATCATCTGCAGCGTTCTCCGGCAAGCGATAAGTACCCACGATGGCATAGGGCACAGCTTCCCCCTGTGCTACCGTCACCAGATCGGTTAACGGCCTTTCTGTTTCGGCGTTTAACGCTTCCAGCACAGCCACCATGATGCTGTTTCGTTCTTCCTCGCCTGCCCCCGCGTCAAACAGCAGCCACACCGCCACGGCGGTTTCATTCTCAGCCGCGCTTGCATCCAGGATAGCCGTGGATACGGCTTTTGCTTTGGCTTCATACGCCAGTTTGGGGCCTGTGGTGGCCGTTCGCAGGCTGGCAAAGCGTATGCGTTCCCGGTACGCTTCATCATCCTCCGCCTCGCGGCCGCCGCTGGTTTGGGTCAGCAGCACAGCGCTTACCACATCGCGGCTCACGGTCACCGGGGTTAGCTCCATCCCCTCGGGGATCCCGTTCCCCAGCACGCCGCCCTCTGTGCACACCAGGGTTACCGTGGTGCTCACTTCGCCGCCGCTGCTGGCTACAATCACGGTGTTTTGCGTTGCATAAAAAATGCTGCCGTCTTGGGTAAACAGCGTATCTTTTGGCAGCGTAAGTGTTCCTACGCCGTACAAGGTCACCTGCGCATCCGCGCTCGCATGTGCTGCGGCAATACGCGGCACACCTTTGTTCTCGCCAAGCAAATCCAGGTAGGCGCCCGTTGCAAAGCGCAAGGTGCGTTGTTTGGCGCAGGTATCATGCGCAGCATAGGCGCTTATTAGCACCGCCTGCACACTGCGCAATAGAAGTTCTTTTTCGTCACCGGGAAACAACAGCTCCCCGCCCGCTTGCTGATAGGCTTCCATCATGGCTTCCCACATGCTGTCCGGCTCATAGCTCAGGTAATGAATTGTTTCGCTCATACAGCCTCCCTCCGCCGCGCAGCGGCTTACAGCTCGTCATCATCAATTTCCAGATCGATTTCAATATACAAAAAACCGTCGTTCATGTTACATCTTGCATCCAGCACCTGCACGCGTGGTTCAACCATCATGGTAATCATGGCTTTTTCCAGTATCGTTGCGCGCAGTAGCTCCATATTGGTTTCGTATACCGCGGTATCCAGCCCGCGGTGCCGCGCGTAAGGAACTTCGCCTGTGTGGGTTAACAGCAGGTTTTTAGCGTTTTGCAGTATACGTGTCGCTGTATCCTGTGTTTCCCAGTCTTTACGCGCTGGCAAATTGTTAATCGTATATTGCATGATATCCTCCGCGCCTTAGTCCTTACTGTAAACGGCCGTGTTGGTACGGTTGGTTTTAGGGGTGCTGTAATATGTGCCGGCCGCTATTTCCGCTCTTCGTAGGTCGGCAATACCGTAGGTTTTCTTGGGTTTCTTTTTCTTCTTCCCACCACGCGCGGCTTTCACAGGTTTAGCGCGTCCGGCGACGAAGGCAATTTGAAGCGTGCTCTTGATCAACTGCCCGTCATTATCGTGGCTTACGTCTTTCACCTTCACGCTTTCAATCATCACATCCACACCCAGCAAATCTTTTCCACCAAGCAAAAACCTTGCGTAAGCGCCATCTTTCGCGCGGCTTATCCAATCCTTTGTTTCCGCCATCACATCTACGCCTGCGCTGGTTCGTAGC